AATATAGAACACGCTATGGTAAGTCAAACCGATACATCTAGAAGAGTAGTTGTAAATTTAAATTATTTGTAATATGGAACTAAGTAAAAGTTTTACATTAAATGAATTAACAAAGTCTCAAGAAGCAACGAGACTTGGGATAGAAAATATTCCAAACGAAGAACATATAGAAAATTTAAAAATACTTTGTGAAAAAATATTACAACCTTTAAGAGATTATTATGGCATGCCTGTTTCTGTATCTTCTGGATATAGATCAGTTGCACTTTGTGAAGCTGTAGGATCCTCAGCTAAAAGTCAGCACACTAAAGGGCAAGCAGCAGACTTTGAGATATTTGGAGTAGCAAATAAAGACGTTGCAGACTTTATTGTACAAAACCTTGAATACGATCAATGCATACTTGAGTTTTGGAATGAAAATGAGCCTAATAGTGGATGGGTTCACTGCAGTTATTCAAAAGAAGGCAATAGAAAGCAGTACTTGAAGGCACAGAAGGTAAATGGTAAAATTGTTTATTCACCAATGAGGTAATATGCCAATAGGAAGATCACAAATACCACAACAAATAGAAGGTAAACTTCGTGGAGCAAAACCATCAAGAGCCATGCTTGCTTATAAAAAGAAAAAGAAAAAATAATGGGTAAACTTTGTCCAAAAGGAAAAGCAGCAGCTAAAAGAAAATTTAAAGTATATCCAAGTGCCTATGCAAATATGTATGCAAGTGCTGTTTGTTCTGGAAAAATAAAACCAGGTGGTAAAAATAAATCTCAACAAAGAAAAGAAACATCTAATTACAAACAAGGTGGTATTGCTAAAGGTTGTGGAGATGTAATGGATAATAGAAGAAAAGTTACAAAGAAGTATTAGTATGGCTGGTCTTAGAGAATGGGTTGCAGAGAAATGGGTAGATATTGGAACTAAAAGAAAAGATGGTTCTTTTGCTCCCTGTGGTAGATCCAAAGGAGAAAAAAGAAAAGGCTATCCAAAATGTGTACCTCTTGCAAAAGCAAGAAGAATGACAGAAGGACAAAGAAGATCAGCAGTCACAAGAAAAAGAGCAGCTGGTAATAAAGGCCCAAAACCTACCAATGTGAAGACATTTACTAAGAAGTACTATGGTGGTATGATAGATATACAAGATTAAAAACACAAAGGATTAAATAAATGAATATAGCATCTAAACAACCAATGGGCGGAGCTCATAAGCCTTATAAACTTACAGGAAAAGTATCTGGTATTAAAAAACCAGTTAAAAAGAAAAAGTAAGGTTATGACTTATGGCTACATCTGGCACAACTACATTTAATTTAGATATTGATGACGTCATAGAAGAGGCGTACGAAAGATGTGGCATTCGTAATACAAAAGGTTACGATTTAAAATCATCAAGAAGAAGTTTAAATTTATTATTCTCTGAATGGGGTAATAGAGGTGTTCATCTTTTTAAAGTAGAATTAAAAAACCAGTTAATGACAGCTGGTACAATTACCTATACTACACCACAAGATTGCAGCGATGTATTAGAAGCTTATGTTTCTACAAGCGAAAATATAACTTCAAGTACAAACGATATATCTTTAAATAAAATTGATAGATCTGCTTACGCAGCACTTCCTAATAAGGGACAAACTGGGCAACCTTCACAATATTATGTGAATAGACAAATTACACCAGAAATTAGTTTATATCTTGCACCAGATTGTACAACTTATACTTATTTAAAATATTATTACATACAAAGAATTCAAGATGCTGGTTCTTATACGAATCAAGCAGATTTACCATATAGATTTTTACCATGTATGGTTTCTGGACTTGCATTTTATCTATCACAAAAATATGCACCAGAAAGAATTCAAGATTTAAAATTATTATATGAAGATGAATTACAAAGAGCTTTAGAAGAAGATTCTCAAAGAACTTCTGTATTTATTTCACCTTATACTTATTTTGGAGACAGATATTAATGTCATACGCACGTGGTAAAAGATCACTAGCAATTTCTGATAGAAGCGGGGCTCAATTTCCATATAGAGAAATGAGAAAAGAATGGAATGGTTCTATTGTTCATTTTACAGAATATGAACCAAAGCATCCGCAATTAGATCCTCCATACCATCCAGCCGATCCTGAAGCATTAATAATGCCAAGAGCAGATATTAGACCAGGCGGTGGTTGTGAAGTACAATTAGATTTATATTACTGGCCAGGACAATTTTTAGCAAATGGAATGCAACCTGGAATTAGTGGAGATATAATTAATTATCAAAGATCTGCAGCAACAAGTGTTGGAGATGTAACAATAGTAATATCATGACATACGCAGAACTATTATCTAATATAAGAAGTTATACAGAAGTAGATTCATCAGTATTAACTGATAGTCTTTGTGATACATTTATTAAAAATTCTGAATATAAAATATTTAGAGAAGCTGATTCTGATTATGCTAGAGAATATGCTACATCAAGCTTTAACTCTGGTAATAAATATTTACTTTTACCTGATGATAATACAGATGAAGGAACAACTACTATTAGAAGAGCATTAATAGTTAGATCTGTTATTGTAACTAATACATCTTCTAATCAAGTATCATTAGAACCTAGAGATGATACATTTATAACTGAATATAATAGTTCAGGAGCTAGTGGATTTCCTAAATATTATTCAATGTATAGAGAAAATGCTATTCAAGTAGCACCTACACCAGATGCTTCATATCCAGTAACATTAGATTATGTTTATACACCTGATAATTTAAGTTCTACTAATACTACAACTTATATCAGTCAAAATGCACCAGAATTATTATTATATGCTTGTTTAGTAGAAGCCTTTGCATACTTAAAAGGACCTATGGATATGTACAAACTATATCAAGACAAGTATAATACAGCATTACAAGGCTTTACGATTGAACAAACAGGTAGAAGACGTAGAGATGAGTATTTTGATGGTTCATTAAGAATTAAAATTAATTCACCATCACCATAAAAACTATAAGGAGTACAATATATGGCAATAGCACAAGCAGTATGTAATTCTTTTAAACAGCAAATTTTAGAAGGACAACATCAATTTCAAACTGGCGGAAACGTTTTTAAATTAGCACTTTATACATCAGCAGCAAACTTATCAGCATCAACAACTGTTTATACTTCAACTAACGAAGTAGCAAACACTGGTCAGTACACAGCTGGAGGTGGTGCTTTAACAGGACAACAAACTTCACTTGATACAGGTGTAGCAATTGTTGACTTTGCAGATTTATCATTCACAGGAGTTACGCTAACAGCAGCGGGCGCTTTAATTTATAACACATCAGCAGCAAATAAAGCTGTATGTGCTTTAAGTTTCGGTGGAGATAAAACAGCAACATCTGGAACATTTACAATTGTGTTCCCAGCGTTTACATCAGCGAATGCAATATTAAGAATATCATAGAGGTAGCTTTATGGTGTTCGTTATTAACGACAGAGTCAAAGAAACAACTTCGACAACTGGAACAGGCACTGTTACATTAAGTGGTGCTCAGTTAGGTTTCCAAAGTTTTTCTGACGGTATCGGAGCAAGTAACTCAACTTACTATTCGATTGCTTTAGGCAATCAATGGGAAGTGGGCATTGGCTCTTTAACGAACGCCACTACCTTTACAAGAGACACAGTAATATCTAGCTCTAACGCTAGTAGTTTAGTAAGTTTTAATACAGGGATTAAAGATATATTTTGTTCTTTACCAGCAGAATATACACCATCCCCTTCAATGCTTGCACAAAAATTTGTAAATACACATGCAACATCTATTACAGAAACACAAACAATAGAATCAGGAGTACTTGCAGGACCAGTTACTTTAACGAGTACTTTAACTGTAACAGGAACTTTGGTAGTAATATAATATGTCTAAAATAGAAGTTAATGCAGTTGAACCACAATCAGGAACTACCTTAACACTAGGTGCTTCTGGTGATACAGTTGCTTTAGCAGCTGGAGCTTCACAAACTGGCTTTGGAAGACAAGGTACAGTTAATTGGTCTACAACTATTCGTTCATCAAATTTTACAGCTGTTTCAGGAAATGGTTATTTTTGTGACACAACAGCAGGTGCTTTTACAGTAACGCTACCAGCAAGTCCATCAGAAGGAGATATTGTTGCAGTAAAAGATTGGTCAAGTACAGCAGCAACAAATAATATTTTAATTGCAAGAAATGGACAAGAAATAGAAGGTAATACGACAGACGGAGTGATTAATGTACATGGTGATGCACAAACATTAGTTTTCTCTGGAGCATCTAGAGGATGGATGGTTGTAAATTCAGGATTGTTAGAAGGAATTCAAAACCCACAATTTGTAGCAGCAACAGGTGGAACAGTCTTAACATGTGGTAATTTTAAAACTCACGTATTTACAGGTCCAGGGTCTTTTGTAGTATCATGTAGTGGAAATGATTTAGGTTCTAATTCAGTAGAATATTTAGTAGTAGCAGGAGGCGGTGCTGGCGGAGCAGATTTATCAAATTCTCCAACTCCAAATAGAGGATCTGGTGGTGGCGGAGCAGGTGGTTTTAGACAAAACTATCCAAGTCCAACAATTGCTGGTCTACCAGTTACAGCAACAACATATCCAATTACGATTGGAGCAGGTGGAAACACAGCTCCAGCTGGGACTTTTGGTGGTCCTGGAAATCCTTCAATTTTTTCAACAATAACATCTGCTGGTGGAGGCGGAGGAGGTGGTCACGGCGGACCTTCTGTTCCAGGAACAGGAGCAGGACAACCAGGAGGTTCGGGAGGTGGAGCTTTTAGTTGTGCAACAGGATTTGGTACAGGAAACACACCTCCTGTAAGTCCACCTCAAGGTAATCCTGGTGGAGCTGGTTTTGAAGCTCCTACTTATACAGGAGCAGGTGGGGGTGGAGCAGCAGCCGCAGGAACAGCTGCTGGACCAGGTAGTGCTGGACCAGGTGGGATAGGTTCTTCTTGGACAAGCCCTTTATTTGGACCTACTGCACCAAGTTACGGAACAACAGGACCAGTTCCTGGAGTTAGATATTTTGCAGGTGGAGGAGGAGGTTCTGGCGGAACTCCAAATACTAGTGGAACAGGCGGATCTGGTGGAGGAGGACCAGGTGGAGGAGCAGGTACAGGAACAGCTGGAACAGTTAACACAGGTGGTGGTGGAGGTTCTGGTAGAACGAGTGCGGGTGGCGGCTCAGGTATAGTTGTAATAAGATATAAATATCAGTAAAAATTATGGCAGGAATATTAAGAACAGATACAATACAGAATTCAAATACGAGTACTATTATTACTCAAACTAATAGTACAACTATTACTATTGGAACATCTGGACAAACAGTTGCTCTAGCATCAGGAGCCTCTCAATCAGGTTTTGGAAGAGCAGGTTCGGTAAACTGGGATACAACTCCAAAGACAACAGGATTCACAGCAGTTAGTGGAAATGGTTATTTTTGTAATACAACATCAGCAGCTTTTACAGTTACTTTACCAGCAACTCCTACAGCTGGAGATATTGTATCAATAGCTGATTATAATGGAACAGTTGCAACAAATAATATTACGGTTGGTAGAAATGGTTCCAATATTAATAGTTCAGCAGTTGATTTAATTATTTCAAAAAATTATGCTGCAATAAGTTTTGTTTATGTTGATGCAACTGCTGGATGGAGATCTGTTGATACTTCTGATGTAGGAAATGTTACAAATACATTCGTAGCAGCAACAGGTGGAACTATAACAACTTGCGGTGATTATAAAATTCATTCTTTTACAGGACCAGGAACTTTTACAGTAACAAATACAGGAATAGGATCATCAACAGTAGATTATTTAGTAGTAGCTGGAGGAGGTGGAGGTGGGGGTAC